GTCAAGGTCGCGAAGCGTCGTTCCTGGCATCAGGAGTATGCAGCTTTCTTCGAATTGGTATATCCAGTCGTTGGTCAGCGGGGAGGCCTCGTCTACTTCCCCGCCTGTTGGTTTGGGAAGTATCCGCCCGCCCTTGCTACAACGGCCTGTATGACCGAAAAAACCTCAGTGATGTCCGCGCCCGCTTCGAGATCAGACAGTGTGAATTTATTACAGAAGAGTTCACACACATAGCCGCCGATTGTATCAAACGCCTTATCATCCATCGCGTTTTCGTTCAAGTCTTTAAATTTCAGGGAGCGCTTCAGCATCCCCCAGGGAATTACAAGTTTTTGATAGGTTGCTTTTATCTCATCGTTTTCATCGTAAAGTGTTAATATAATCGGGGAGGCGTTCATAGAAAATCCACCTTTAAATTTAGTTTGCCGTCAGAGCTCATGCGCTCATCGGGCCATAAAAGAAGCCCCTGTAATTTAACCAGGGGCTTCCGTGTTGTGTGGATTAAGCGCAGGTGAACTTGGAAACGCTGGGATTCAACGTCTGTCCGTAAATGTCTTTTACACCGTCTATAACGATATAGTAAATGGCCGCCGATGTGAGCGATGATGTCGGCGTGATCGTGAGAATCTTGTTCGCCATATCCCAAGACTTTGTGACCGCAACGACGCTGTTGTCCGCGCCCTTCATCAGAATCACATTGTCGGACGCAATGGCGTTGTTGAACGTCAGGACAGGTGCGATTGTGATTACCTGTGCTGTTGCGTTTGCAGCCGGTACACAAGTGGACAATGCAATAGCCGATACCGCGCCAAGTGACGCCGGTGTCTGCGTGGATGAGAACCATGCGGCCTGTAACGCTGCCGTGAACGCCGCATCGGTTGTGTCAGCAGTCATTGCCTTAACGCCGTGCGTGGTCGTGTCGGGCATTGTGAACTGATATATCGTGACGAGCGCGGTGTATGTCAGCGAATAGGTATTCTCTTTGATTTTGTCCGTCTTGCTTGCGGCCTTCATGGCGCCTAAAGCAAATTTGCCCTTCAGGTATTGGAAATAGCGGTACCCGCCGTCGCCCAAATCCATACGACCGGACATCGCACAATCGGGAGTGTTCGCGGCGTTTCCCGTGTCCACAAGAATGCCGTGCGTCGCATCGTAAGGCTTGCCGGTTAGGATTCCTGCAAGTTTTGCGGAGACGCCGGAGACGGTTATAGCAACCGCTGTCGCGCCCTCCTGAACCGTGGAGAACATCGGCACGTTGTCATAGTACCGAATATTAAGATCTGCTTTCGCTTCGTGCGAGATATCGCCACCCGGTGCGAGATACGAAACCGCGCCGGTCGAGTAAGTGAGCGTTGTATCGGCGGTGACTTGCGCATAATGCAAACTGTCAAGGCCGATAAGTTCACCAAAAACTGAATTTGCCATTTTTTACCTTCTTTCATAAAACCTAAAATCACACCGCCAACCGTTATGCCCGGTGTCTACATCGTATGGAATATTACCGGACCCAACGCGCAAAAAATTATCCGCCATAAAAGCGGATTCTATCTGATCGGGAACGGTAAGAAATGTTGTGTTGTCGCGATAGAATAGGCTCACCTGTATGCGCGTTTCGTGCGACGTTTCTTCGTTGTCGTAATGTCCCATTGGCGGGTCATCAACTGCGAAATAGACAATATATGTGTCGGGAAGTTGCAGAAGAGGGCAGGTCATTCGATTAATAGAATAAGGGATGCCGAGCGCGGTCAGGATATTTTCGCATTCGGTTACCCATCCCCTTGAGGCGGGAACGCTTATTTCCGCTGCGATTGTTTCAACCCACTGACTCAATCGGTATCCCTCCCCGCTTCAGAACATCGCGCATGATTTTTTTGACTTCGGCCCTATTGTCGTCAATTGCAGGCCTGACAAACGGATCTGGAAAGTCAGGACTGTGTCCATCGCCATACTCTTGATAGACGCCGTGTATCGCCTCCGGATGCTTGCCCATGTCGATGCCCACCTTGCCGTAAATCAGATTACCCTCTTTTTTTGCAGGAGTAATCTCAATTGCATCAACGACCGCGCCTGTTTTTTCGTGTCGTTCAGCGCCCTCTTTCATGGATTTCTCCACAATGGGGAGAGCCGCGTCGACCGCTTCTATGCACAAATCGTCAATGTTCTGTCCCGCCGCCTCGATTTTCGCAAAGTATTTATCGAAGTCCGGCATGACAATATCGCAAGATAGCGCGGTTTTTCCATAAGCATTGCTCATCCCATCACCGCCGACACCATCGTTATTTCAAGCCACTGCTTGCGTTGTGTCGGATCATCGATATTGATAATTTTATACGTCACGCCATCTTTGACGATTCGGCATTGCTCATTTACATCGCCTCGGTATCGAACGGTCGCAAGGGAGAAGCCAACAACCAATGACGCGTCCGACATAAGCTTTTCGGCTCCCTTAAGCCCCACCCATTTTGACTTGATATATACGGGCGGGTCCGTGTCGGCGTCGTTGTCTAAATCGACCCACGACTTCACGGCGAACGAGCCCGTCCCAGTGATAGCTTGCTTTTGAATGCGAATAGGCGTTCGCAATTCACTGGGGTTAATATAAAACGCCATATGTCACACCGCCTTTATGCCGTCAGAAAATAAATGTCCACACCGGAACCGTTGAGCGTGCTCGACAGCGTTACCGTGTTGCTCTCGAAAACTGTGGCCGACACCACTACGGTGGGAGGCGTGCTTTCTTTGACATTATTCAAAAATGCATCGCGAACCGTGTTGCGCGGCAACGTTGTCGGAAGCCCCAGAACAGCGCCGAATCCAACGCTTACCGTATCGGTTCCGCCATGCGTCTGAATGGGCAGGTCGACTTCTGTGATTGTTGCAAATGCTTTTGCGCCAGCCACAGTTGCGGTTCCGTTTAGTGCAATTACCTCAGATGTCGCAACGCCCTGATTGTTCGTCCCTTTAACGGTAACGTTACCGGCGATTCCAGCGGCGTTACCCGTGATTGTGGCGTTACGAGGGACAGCGGGATCCGTAATCCCTGTCGTAATGGCCTGAGCGGCTGTCGTCAATGCTTTAGCTGCCAGAACTCCTGTCGCAGACGGAGCGGGAGCATTTGCGCCGTCGATATGATACAGGATGTCGTGAATGGCGGTCATGGCTCCCAGGGTCATCCGTGAACCTGCTTCAAAATGAAGTTCTCCGCCGATGTTCCATTCGTTTGGGCCTAAAGTGTGGTTTTGTCCAGAATGCAGTGATCCCATATTTTCACCCTCTTATAAATATTGTTGCAGCATTGGTCGTACCGCACTATCCAGCGCGGTTTGAATTGTGGAAACGTCGCTGTATCCGTCGTGCGGTCTGTCGCTTAAAACCGCCTGCGCGGCCTCGTGCTGCCCCGAAAGCCTGAGTCGGTTAAACTCGTTCAGGTTCAACCCGAGCGCTCCTGATGTGATGCAAAGAAGCATGTCATTTGCGTCGTATGCAGCGTTGACATCGTCGATTGCCTTTAAGCCCACTTGGATGCTTTCGAGCTGAAGAAGCGACGAACCAATAGCGCGGTTAAGCGCGTCTATCTGATTTTGCTGCATGGCCATCAGGTCATACGTGAGTGCCAGATATAGACGCGCCGCCGCTTTCGCTGTGGGGTTAACGGGCGAGTCTGCCGTCCAGTCCCGCCCGGTTGCCGTTTGAATATAGGAATCAACCTGCGGCAAAACATCCGCGAGCTTCTCGTCCGTGGAGTCCACAGACACTACGCGGGCCGCCTCGTCTAGCGTCAGTATGTTTGCCATAGGTTTCTCCCTTCTTAGCCGACGATTGCGTCAAGCGCAGTTACAGCGCCGTCGTCGGTTGCTTTGCAATCAGCTCTCATGATACCGCGAATTTCGGTGTTGTTGTTCGTCCATGCTGTGCCGCCGATGGTCGTTGACATCATTTCGAGGCCGGCGCGGCTGAACATGGTAATCATGGATTTGCCATCACCGATGATAATGCGGCTGTGCTGTTTCGGCGTCGGAGTCTCAGCTCCGGTCGTTGTCGGCCAGAGACGATTTGCAAGCATGGCAACAGGCCGGCCCTTGATCATATATTTGCTGACGTTGGTCGGATCGGGCTGCAAGAGATCTCTGCCGAGGCCGTCCTTGAGTTGATCAAGGAAGTTCCAGCCGTCCTGGTTGACAAAGATTGTGGAGTTGACGGAGACATCCGGGTCGAGTGTGACATTAAGCGCGGTCTTAATTGAATCGTAGCCGGTTTTGCCAAGCGTCACATCAACGGTAGTCTCAGTGAGTGCATTGAGAATGGCAAGGATTAGACTGTTGTTTGTGAGTACGACCTTCTTTGCAAACCAGCCGGACAGGTAAGCCATTAGATTGACCGCGGTGTCCTCGAGCAGGTCATTCGGTACCGGCAGGAATCCGCCGTAATCATTGACCTGGTATGTAATCTTTGTGAATAGTGGCTGCTCGCCGGCCGGAACGGGATTGTTGTTCGCGAATGTGGTGAACGGCGATGCTGCAGCCGCTTTTTCAATTGAACGCCAACCGCTGAAAGCCTGGATGTTTTCGACGTTGACAAACTGGGACAGATCAAAGAACTGCCTGCGGCGCTCAATGATCAGGTTGTTGAAATCGATAGGGAGAATAAATCCGCCCTCTGAACCAGCAGGAGAGCCGCCAGTTTCGGATAAGGCTTTCATAAGGATTTCCATGTCGCCAGACACGCCGGACTTTTTCAGGTCCTTGGGGCTTGCGTTCATGGACAGAGCCTTGAAAAACGCCCGGGTGTATTCGTTGGACTTCAGGATGCCGCCGTCTTTCATCTCGTCGGCAGCTTTGCGGTCATCAGCGGGAACAAACATCTTCGCGGGGTCGGTTCCCTGTGCAGCGTCGCGCATGGAGAGATACATTTCTTCAGCTTCTTTGGACTTCTTGGTCAGGGTGTCGAGCTCGGACTTCATCGCAAGACCTTTTTCAACGGTATCTTTTGTCTCGAAAAGCTTCTGGATTTCGACGGCCTTTGCGGTCTTCGCGGTATTTGCCTCGACGGCAGCATCATAGAATTTCTTAAGATCAATCATTTTTATTAGCCTCCAACATAAGTTTCAATTCGGCCTTAAAGGCCTTGAGTTCGTCTGGGTCTTCCATCGGGCCTTCGTCCGGATCGTCATCATCCGGCCACTCGCCGACAAGCTCGTCCTCGATTGTGCGGGCTTGGTTCTCGCAGTCCATCGCTTGCATCCTGAGTGTGCGGGCCGCTTTTAGTTTTTTCTTTGTCTCAGCCGATAGGGTTCGTCCATCTTTGAACGCCTTTGTCACGCCAGATCT